TTGGCTTGTAATACTGCCTGAGGGTCATCGTCAAAGACAACCGGGATTCTTTTAAAAGCATTAGCCATCTGCCTAACTTGTGCCGGGGTATATTTGATCCCACTTGTTCCAAAGGAATTAATACCGAAACGCCAAACATCAGTTGGCCCTTCCACGCAAATTCCTGTTCTTTTCCATTTGTCTTGTCTTCCATACAATATAGATTTATGTTCAATTAATTCTCTATCCTTAGGACAGGCTCTGTATCTCTGTGGATCTTTACCTGTAATGTCTCGGCTGTCAAACGAGACTTGCTGCCCGTTCCAGATGAACGGTATTATAATACGGTGCTTATAATCTATGTTGTCCAAGGAGCTTACAGGACCTGTGCCAACAAGATTCCATTCCCGTTCTAAACGATCTGGGTCAAAACTTCTTGATTCTAAATATCTTTTATGATTTCCCAATAAAGGTCCTGTTAAGGACGGTAATCTGTGTGCTTTTGTACGAATCTTTACTATTGGTTCCTTATATGAACTGGGAACGAGGATACCATACCTTTTTATAAGTGTATAGGCTTCTTTTTCAGATAGATGTATAAGTTTTGCTATTGTAGAAGGAATGGGATGCCATCCACATCTATAACAAGTGTAAAAATTATTTTGTAAATTGTATCCTAGATGGTAATTTTGAGAACCTTCACACCAAGGACAATGAACTTGGACCCAACCTGGTGCACAATGTGTGTTTCCTGATGTAAGATAATCTACATTATAATCATCATATAATTTTATTACGTCCATTTAATTTCCTTTCCTCTATTGTTTTTCCATGAAACAATCCTGTTTTTATTCCTTTATTCCAAATGACTCTTCCTTTTTTATATTGTTCTTTTGTTAAATCTGAATGTTTCTTTTTAAGAATAGGATTTGACCAAACTTTCTTTTGCTCAATTGATTTTGCTTCTCTATATTCTTTTGTAGAACGTTTCTTTTTTAAGCTGGCTTTTATTCTAATTTTTATTTCTGGTATATTTTGATTATAAGCCCTTTGTCTTTGCATTTTCTTTCCTTCTTCCGTATTATATACTTTACTTGAATTTTGTGACAATAACATTCTAGTTTCTGTAGATACAATTCTACCAGGAACCCCTCCTTCTCCTGCTGGTGCCATGTTATATCCATCAGGATAACAAGTGTTAAATCTTTTAATAAAAAGCCCTTCATATAGTTTTGCTATTCTTCTGCTTGAAGATTTGTGAAGAACACTTTTTATAAAATTATCTTTTCCATATTTTCTTATGGCTTTTCCTAATAAGGTATTATTCCCCTTCATGGAAGAACATGCAATATGACCTTTCCACCTATGTTCTAGGGATTTCATAGTCATACCTACATATTGCTTTCCAGAAGGGGAAGTAATTAAGTAGATTATATGTGGGAATTCAGTTCTTCTTCTCACAGTTTAATTCTCTTCTTAATTTCTAATGTTCCTGTGTACCCTCTTCTTTTGAGTTCCTTAAACAGTTCAGAGGTTGTAAGTTCGGCCATCTTTGCGCCTGGTAGATAACGAACAGGAGCTTCTTTTGTTCCTCCATTTTCTTTTAAATCATATTTAAACCTGTTGTACTCATTCATCCAGACGGTCATTTGTACATCGGTAACAGGTCTTTTATCAAGTAACGATTTACTAAGTGTATAGGTTACTTTCTTTCCTGACCCATTTTTAATTATCAGTCCTTGTTTAACAAAAAAGGTAAAGAATCCTGGTGACATTCCATACTTTTTGGCGTAGCTATTTAGTTGGATAACTCCTGGTCCAACGGTTGCTGCCTCAATTACTTCATTTAAGGCTGAGGTATACCTTTTTAATGCATCTGTTCTGTACATTTTTCTAAGTTTTTGATTAATACTAAAATTTATTTACATGCTAATTTTAAATCATTTATACCAATCCAAACCTTTTGCCAAGTCCAACCCTTTCTGATCATCGTCTGTGCTAGTCTGCGTTTGGCTTGTTTAGGTGGGATTTCAATAAATACTTTTGGGGCAGAAAGAATAACTTTTACAAGTTCTTGTGCCTCCTCGGTAAGATTATCTATAAATTCCTGTGATAGGTTTGGAATGTCTTCTTTTAGGTCATCAATGTAACACAAAGATCCGTCATGAATAATACATCTTTGTCTTTCTGTTGTCTTGATGTAGTTCTTTAAGTGCGTTGAGCAACATTGCCACGCATAGGTTGTAAATGCACAACCATTTGTAGAATCAAATGTTTTTTCCGCTTCTAAATAAGCTAAAGAAGCTTCTTGAAAGAGATCATCCCACTCGACACCTGTAGTGTGGTGGAATGACCATGCTATTTTTCTTATTAGATTTAGGTTTTCCATACTATCTATTTGATAGATTGTTATCTCCAATAGATAATACACATTCTTTTGTGAAGGAAATAATATCTTTATTTCTTAAATGGTGTTCAATATTACTTCCACCACCTATTATTTCTCCTGTAATTTTGTCACCTTCAACTTCATTAACCTTTACCCAAAATGCTCTTTCCTTTGGTTCCTTTGCCTGATGACTGACATAAATTAGTACTCTTTCCCCAATTGTAATTTCTGCATCTTTAAAAGATATAATTTCTGCCTTTAGAGATTCTCTTAAAACATTGTAATTATCCCTTTCTTTTAGATGTACTAATTCTATTGGTACACCAAACTCATTTCTAATTGTTTCCATATGTTTTTATAGATTTAATATGTACTAATTGATTTAATATAGTCTGTTGGAAAACGAAACGTACCGTTGACTCCAGTAATTGTTCCTGTAATCATATTGTCTTTGTTACTTATCACCGTTATACAAAAATTGTCATCTAATCCATCTATATAGAGTACCGACCCTTTTTTAAGATTATTTATCTCTTCATGTGTACAATCTTGAGCTTTCCAAGACTTAGCATTTATAAGTGGGAAGTCCTCATTTGGAATGTCTGTAATTTTTGCCATAGTTTCTAGATTTTAGTTTTTATTATAAAATTCTTTCATTAATTCCATTAACAATGCTGTTGTTTCTACATCTTCTCCGTCTAGAACAGCAGCCAATACTTTTCTTTTCTCATCTAATATTTGTGCTATCCTCTCTTCTATTGTTCCACGTGCCATTAGATAATAAGCAGTAACTAACTTTTCTTGTCCTATACGATGTATCCTGTCTATTGCCTGATCTAAGGCTCCAGGTGTCCAAGGAAATTCTATTATAGCAATATTATTTGCTGCGGTTAGTGTTATAGCAACACCAGCAGATTTAATCTGTCCTACAAATAGCTTTATTTTAGGATTCGTTTGGAAATCATTTTTTGCCTTTTGCTTTTTAGTAGCACTACATGATCCATCAAAACGAACTGCTATGTTTGGAAACGCTTCCATAAGAGCATCTATCATAGATGTATGTATAGCCATTACAACCAATTTATCTTCTACATCTAGAAAATCTCTGATCCATTGGATTGTTTCTATTTGTTTTCCTTTCGTAGCAAGTTGCTTTAAAACTTCTATTTTAACCATAGCTTCCGCTTTTAAAGCCCTCATTGCTGCCTCATGCCCTTTGGTTTGGGCTAGGAAGGTTATAAAATCCCTCTCTGCCGCTCGATATTCCTCTTTGTTATGTAACAGTAAGGGAACAAACGATCCTTGCTTTGCGGGCAGCTCTGGCAGTACGTCTATCTTTTTGCGACGAATCATTATTGTACTTGTAAGTACACTATGAAGTCTTTTTGTGTGTGATGCTCCACCATTGTCCCAACCAAACCTTCCATGTTTACGCCCACAGAACTTTTCTGTAAAGCTCCAGAAGGTTGGACAACGATCAGGATCTATTATCCACCAAGCATTATGGATCTCAACTGGACGATTCTCAATCGGTGTTCCAGACAATCCAATTCTATATGGAATATGTTTAGCAAATCTTTTTACTGCCTTTGTACGTTTAGCAGAGTTGTTCTTAATAAAGTGAATTTCATCCATAACAAGAACTTGTGGATGCAGATTTAATAGTTTGTCTGCCCAGAATGGGAATATATCGTAGTTTATAATTAAAATTTCAGCTTTAGTTGGATATGGTGTTGTTCCTATTAATACTTCTGCCTTTGGGTTGGGTAACCAAATCTTGGCTTCCTCTTCCCAATTAAGTTTGGCAGATGCTGGTGTTATAACAACAACAGGCACCCTATCTCTATGTAATTGTAACCATGCTAATGTTTCGATTGTCTTTCCCAATCCCATTTCGTCGGCGTTGAGAACACAACCATTGTGGTCTTCATAAAATTCAACACAAGCACTTTGGAACGGACGTAATGTTCCTTTAAGGTTTGGTATATTGATACCAGAATAAACTTTTTCTTTTGACTGTTTAATGTGTGTTTCCGCTCCCTCACTTAGAGTGAATCCCCAAGCCTTAAGCGTTTCGAGTGTTTCTACAAATAGTGGAGCACTCCAACAGTCCTCTTCTTTATGAAACTGCCTACCTATCAAAGATCTAACTTTGTTTAGTATAGCAAGGTCATAATGGAATTTGATTTTAATTACTGTCTTCCCTTGTTCGTTGTGTGCAAGAGAGACAGATTTAAGTCTCGTTTTAATTTCGGGCATTTCTAGGTTTTGATTAAACATTCCTGCCTTTGTAAAGGCAAGTTAAACAAATCTTTTTACAAAAACAAATTTCTTTTTAAAAGAATACTATCCAAATAAGATCGGATAGTATTCTTTGGGAATCAATGGGTTAGGAGAGTAATAATTTAAGTAAATTAGATGTCGTGTCTTTGGTTTTGCCTGTAATTTCTCTTTCTAACTTTCTTTCTGCCTTACCTAGGCCATGTTTATAGTAAAAGATAGAATACTCTAACCCACCTAACAGTACTGCACCCACTACACTTGCTATTTCTTCTTTGTGCGTGTAATGAGGAACATCTTGTCGTAAGGTCTCCAAGGCATTCTTAGTACGATTCTCTAAGTAATTAGAAAAATTGTCATCACCTTTTGCAACACGAATTGTGGTTTCTCTAAAACTCTTTGAGCCATTACTCATCAATGCTCCTACAGCATAAGCAAAACATACGGTAGACATACTTGGTTTACCTAAATCTAGGATGGCTTTTGCTGTATAAATAACATCTATGCCATCTGGTTTACCTTCATACAATTTGTCTAGGAATGTTCTTACTTCCTTTGTACGAAGGGTTATTTCAAGTTTTGCCCTTGTAAGAAAAGATTCTCCATTTAATAGCATACACTCATTTAGTTCCTCTTTCTTATGATTGAAGGAAAAAACTATTTTTCTTTCTGTATTTTCCATTACTCTTTATTTTTATGGAGTTTTAAAATTTCCCTTCTAGCCATTGCTTCTGCAATTGGCTTATAGGTACGTAGCAAAATGTAATGCCATATGCCCATCAAACAGACACAAGCAAACCAGTTTAATAAATAGTGCCAGAACTCTGGAACATTCAAAAACAATGTTTGTTTGTTGAATATTATTAGCATTACCAACACTATGTAGTGTCCTAGACACCACGGGCAATGGATCAACTCTTCTATCTTTTTATGGATAGGGGAAATAAGTTCCCGCAACCA